TTCCTCCCAAGCCGTGCCGTTGGATAGGACGATATCTGGAGGCGCCAAGGATACCGTAGGTGCTGGTGCTGTGCCTGTACCGGCAACCGAGACAACGACGTAATAACGGTTATTGGACTCAGTCGCTGCTGGTAAAGCAGAGCCAGTAGTTAATCCAGCTGCAGAGCCGGCTGCTGTAACAGAAGCAATTTCATTCAAATTCGCGTTGTATGTACCGCCAAAAATAATTTCACCGGCAGTGATCGTAATTGGTTGCCAAGCATTGCCATCCCATAGATACAGATCTCCACGGCTGCTATCAAAGAAGTATTGCCCAGTAAAATCTGCAGTAGGAAATGGCACAATTCCTTCTGTACTGGTTGCGCCACCAAAACGTGTAATAGAAAAGTCGGCTAACTTTTCTCCTCCGATGGAGTTAGCGCCAAAAACACCAGGCGCAAGCGTGCCGCTGGTAAGTTTTTCAGCTGAAATTTCTGGGATATCATCATCAATCAAGGCATCAGTGCCTGTAATATGCCCTTCAGTATCAAAAGTAATTTTGGTCGCAGTTCCAGCAGTAATGGAATTTGAGTGATTTAGCTCACCGGAAGGCTGGACAATAAGACCAGAGCCAGGCAGTACAACGCCAGCAGTTCCTGCGGTAGCAACTGGAAGGTCGGCGCCAGTGATCTGCCTGCCGTTAGTTACAAGACCTTGTGCGTTGTATTGAACAACGTTGTAATTTGTTGTTTCAGCGGTAATGCTGTTATCAATTGCAATGATTTCAGAAGAAATAGTGAGACCATTGCCATTAACAATTACAGCGCCTTTTTCTGTTGATGTAGCGGCAGGAAGATCATCACTGCCGATTGTTCGTAGCGTGACAGCACCAGCGCCATCATTTGGACCAGCAATAAATTGACCTGCGGCGGAAGAGTTTGCAAGAGCAGCATTGATAGTGACAATATCGTCTGCCGTCGTAATGCTGACGTTGATTGGGCCGCTATTTGATGCAGCAACAGTGTTGATAGACCCAGACGCTTTAGCCGTGGTCCAAGCACTGCCATTCCAGACATATAGCTTGCTTTCGCCTGTCTCAAAAGCAAGTTGTCCGGTGTAAGCGCCAGTAACTGGCAGCGCTGCAACAATGTTGACAGTAGAGTTTGCTGCTAATTTGCCACTAGAAACAGCGCCCGACTGAAGCTTATCTGCTGTTACAGCACCATTCGCCAATGCTGCTGTCGGTACATCACCGCTATCAAATAAAATTTTTGCCCCTGGAATAGTGGCGTCGTCAATCAGCGTGACAGCCTTACCAACCAATCCGGTAACGGTGACTTTGCGTGATTCACTTGCACTGATGTCGGCTACAGCAAGAAAATCACCGCCTGCGACATCGGAGCCGTTAAGCGTAGAAAGCTCACTAATGCGCAGGTCAGCCACGGTTCACTCCCGATACAGCCGTTGGTAGATACTCCATCTTAGGGCGCGTCGTCGCCTTCAAGCAAAAGGTAGCCGCCTTGCTCCAGCAAAATGCTATCACCACTTTCTTGCAGCAAGCGATTTGTGGTTGTTGTACGAGCCTTAAGGCGAATTGGTCCGGTGGTCACAAAGTCAACACGAGAAACAATAATGTCGCCAGGCGAAAAGCTCGTGGCACTGTTTGTAACAAGTGCGTCAAACTCCCACCATAAAGAGTCATTAAGTTGAGTTGCCGCAAACGATCCAGCGACTGCATCGGTGTTGGCACTTTTAATGTAAAATTTCGCGCTAAACGAAGAGCCGATTTCAGTGCGTAAAACGAGCCGCATTAAGTAGTTAACGGGTTCGCTTCCAGACTCGTTCACGTAGTCCCATTGGGCGACGAGCGATCCAGATCCGCTAATCAGTGCGCTGTATTGCTGTCTGTATTGATCACCCAAGGTGGATATATCAACAGCTTCGCGGCTGGTGTTTAGCTCGTATTCCGATATGCAAGCCAGTAGCCTGCCGCCACGATCGCGGACGGTTACCTTAATTGGGATGTCACGGTTAATTGCATTTAGCTCAACTTGACCGCTAGTGCTGCCTTCCAAGCTGTCGTCAAAATTGTCGTAAAGCTTAATTCCACCCAGTTCATCAATAAAAATGTACCAATTGCCGCTTGATTGAACTGCGTCAACACTCCATCCGCTCGCTGCAATAAAATCTAAGTTACTGTCATCAAGGGTTGTAATTTCGGCAAAGTCACCGCTGATTAAATAACCTTCGTCAAAGTCAAAGCTGAATCTATTTCGCCCAGCGTTAACGTCTGATGGATTGACAATAGACTCTTTGCCGCCTTCAAGCGACTTGCGAGTCAATTCAATATTGCCTACATTACCAAGGTAAATGCCCATTAGATCGTTACCGCTGTTAGTGCGCCAGTGGCTTGGAAGCTAATTTGAGCGGAGCTAACTTCGCCAACGCTCGCACCAATGCTGACGCTTGTGATGTATGTAGTCAGTTCCACGTCGTGGTTGGTGTTGCCTTCAACCAAGCGCAGGCGCATCACTACGGTGTCGCTTTCAGATACGGCACCGATCTTCAATACTTTCTTTAGCGCTGCGGCTGCGTCGTTGCGGTTCGTGCCGTCGTTGTAGTACAGCAGAGTGGCACTACCGCTAAACTCTTGCACGCCTGGAATGTAGGTCCGTTGACTGTCGCCAAGGCTAGTGGTTTCCAAAGTTTCAAGGTTGCCGGTCAGCGACCAGTTGGTCACCTTGATTTGCTCGGTGCCGTCAATCAGCAGGCGACCGTCGCGTCCAGTGTAAATCTTGGCCATATGCCGAGCGATCGCCTCCTATATCCTAGCTTTGGACGCCAATCAGGCGAACACTAACCGTAGACACGCCAGGGCGCACTGACTGCTGCTGTGGTGGTTCGCCGTAACGCCAAACTGCGCCAGTGCCAGCAAGGTTCAAATTGTCTGCGCCAGCGGTCCATCCTGAAAAAGTCTGGGACGACGACGGAATGCCAAAGGTTTGATACGTGCCTTGCATTTCGTAGTAATGCGTCAAGAAATCGTTGGCTTCTGAATCTGTGATGTTGGAGTAGCTCAGCTCCAAAGTCATGTTTCTTGGGCGGCTGCCGTACAAAATGCGTACCTCAGCGCCATTGTTCGCGTTGTAGGTTTTGACCGGATAATCTCCGGGGCTGTACTGGCGGGATGTTGGCTTGAGCGAGCTAGGAAAGGCCATGGTTAGAAGTCGTACAGGAAGCGGTCTTCGGTGATCACGTCCAAGGCAACCTGCGAGGCATTGCCCTCAACAGGCGTATGACTGGCCGAAATGCTGACCAGCCCATCCTCGTCCAACGTCAGTTCTTCGACCATGTAGACATTCTGATTGATCGTCGTATCGGTGTACGTGTAAACCATGCCCCAGTAGCTGGCGTTAGTTGCCTTGCCGTTGGCAATTGTCAAGCTGATCGTTTCGACATCGCTGCCGCCGGGGCGATATGCAAACACGCTATAAGTGCCATCAGCCAAGGGATCAGCGGAAAGGATTGATCCGTTGTCTGCATTAATGACGCCATTACGAGCTGCGGTGTAGGGCGCCACTTGCGTGACCACTTTGATGTAATCCCCTGGCGCCAGCTGCAATCCATACGGATTTGTCTTAAAGCGCACGACATGATCCACACGGCGGCGAATACTGAGCAAGTAACGGGCAACTTTCAATGCTTGCTCGCGGTACGTGCAAAACAGCGATAAGTCGATTGTTTCTTGCGGGTATGTGCTAGATGCTGTTTCGTTCCAGCGGACGGCAACCGTGCGGATGGTGGGGAAGGCGTTTTTCTGTGTTTGCCTGTAACTGACTACAGCGCGAAAATCACGCCGCTGATCTTTATCTAGGTATTCAACCTCAAATGTGTCATCAATGATGTTGCCATCAGTGAACAATGCAGAAACTTGCAAGGCGCTTGGATCAATTGCGCCAGCAATGTTGTAGGGCACTGCAGGAACAATCGTGAACTTGCCGTTTTTGATGACAAAGGAACACAGGTTATAAGGCGCCAGCTCGGTAACAAATTCTTTGAAATTACGGTTAGTGTCGATCGCACCATCGAAATAAATATCGTTCGCCTTGAGGAATGCAGCAGTTGTCGTAAATCCTGTGTTGTCGATCAAGTCAGGGCTGACGACATCACCAAGGCCAGCGCGTGTATTGGTCAGCAGGTAGTAGACCAAATCACAAAACAGGTTGCTTGGGCCGGTGCTGCCATCAAACCAGTTGTAACAATCAACGCCTTTAGGCATCCATACGTTAAGCTGCTCTACGCTGCGTACAGACTTATCTGAGCGGATGACAAGTCCCATCGTGGTGCAGGCGTCGTAATTGGGAATAAATTCGTCATCAGTTTCATTTAAATTTGCAAGAGATTCATTTACATAAACAACCTCATGCTCTGGTCCATCAAAGTGCGATTTGGTTAGTTCGTCGTAATGGCTTACATCAGCAATTTGTGAGAAACGTTCAAAAGTACGCTCGTCTTGTGCTGCTACGACTTCAGTTGTCGTACCAATACCAGTCACTTGAAAATCAATCCTAAACTGCGTGTGCCCACCGTAATTAGCCCAATCATTACCAGCGCTGACGCCCACCGTATGCGAAAAACGTTCGTTTTTGCTCCATGTTCCGGTTGCCGGAACAGCAGTTGATAATGCCCAAGCAGCACTGCCTTGATCCCACATGGCCTTTGTTTTGTAACGCGCTTCGTATTCAGCGTTGTAATTAGTGCGTTTTGTCGCGCCAAAAACAATGGTGATGGTTGATCCATCTGTTTTTGCGATTGTGACTCGCTGGTTTACACGAGTGCCATCCGCGTGAAGTTCAGGATGACCAAGAACCTCGTATGCATAGCCACCTTGCTGACCTTGACCGCTGCCGTTTCCGTTGTAGCCACTAAAAACAGCAATTGCATTTGGTACTGATGTCCTTGTTGTTGTATATCCATCAGTTTTACCACTGACCATTTCGCCGTTATTAAAGTATTCACCAGCTAATACTTCTTCCCCTGAGCAAGTGACTTGAATTGTGCCGTAAGCGGTTGAATACGTTTTACCGAAACCAGATGAATAGCCCGTGCCAGTTAATTTGCCCGTTAGTCGCACCCAGCGTCCTGTTGAGTTTGTATATTTAGCCAGAATTGAACCAGGGCGCGGCACCAGCCGGTATTCCATTTGCTTGCCACCTGTGTTGCCTTGCGGCTTTAAACGGATGAAGTTGTACTGATCAATCGGACGGCTGCCTGTAACCGCAAATTGCTCTTGTATGCGCGACCACGGGTAAGGCGTGCCATCAGGTTGGGGATCAGCAGGACGCACTTCCACGGCAAACGCACTGGTGCGTGCCATATATTTATCCATGGTGCCATTTGTAATGCTGACTTCTTTATTGTCAAACTTTAAAAGCTGTGGTGCGCGTGGCACATTTTGAAAATTGCACAACCCGCTAGCGCGATTCCATACGGTGCTGCGGATACCGATCTCCGTTGCATCAACTGGCCGCGTGTTGCGGATGCTTGCGATTGCAACTTGAGCTACAGGCCAGAACGATGGTCCGCAATAGCCATCTTCTGGATTGTTTGCGGGAATGCTGGAATCCTTGCCGCCACCTTCGCTAGTCAGTGTTGCATCTCTAACTGCTTTGTCACCGGCAATTCCGATTGTGTGCTGCGTGCCGACAGTTTCAATACAACGCAAAGTGACACGGATAGATTGCTTGCGTGGGACATACACTTCGGCAGTGCGGCTTTCTACGTTAAAAATACAATTACCAATCATTATCTGCGTGCCAAGTTGCAATGCGCTATCTGCAGCCTCACGTGCGCTGTGCGTAGCATTGTTGACATCAGCTACATCAACACCACTGCTGCCATCAATGTTTAAATCAGCTGCCTGAAAATTCCTTTTATTGATTTGAAATTCAACCGTATCACCAACCCGGCAAACCACTTCTTTAGGTTTATTTGGGTAGGTGCCGTTGTGCGCCACAAGTCCCATGCACGGGCTGTAGCCAGCGCCAACACCTGGCATACCCTGCTTGCCGCCATTTGCTCGCGGACCAGCGATCTTTGTGCGCTCTGCTTTGATGCGCCGAGAAGGATCAGATTCAGCCTCTTCAAGCAGCGGGCGACTGATGACGCGCCAGTTCAGACGAAATGCTGTGCCGTTTTTAATCGGATTGAATAGGCCGAATGCTGTTGCATTTGAAGGTTTATAGGTCTGGCAGAATCCAGGGCTATCAGGCCCAAATGATGTCGGGCATGTAAAAACGTCATCAAATGACACCGGATCACCAGATGACGGTGTCCCCTTTGTTCCGTAGAGCAGATTGCCTGCATAAATGCGGCCAGACAAGTTGCCGCTAATCGTTGTGCCAGGCTTGTAGTAAAAGGCATAACGGCTTGGATCCAGCACGTCTAGCCCGTTATTACCGATAAAAATTCCAGAAATATCAGGGCGTTTTTGGCCGAAGCCGATTGTTTCGCCCAGCACGTACATCAGCCGCAAGGCTTGGTGTGTGCCATAGCTCATCGTGCGTGACCACACCAATTGCGGCTGCGCCATGATGCCGCCGGTTACGCCAAAGCCGTGCTCTTCATAGTCACCAAACAAGATGGCGAGACGGCTGCCGTATTCAGCTAGCTCTTGTACACCATCAAAACCAATGGTGGGGTTAAAGCGTTGGCGTCCACGTTGGCTACCAAGTGTGCGCTGGCGGATGTTGGTCTGCTCAGGAGTCTGCGGCTTTGGTGCCAGCAGGTACGAGATGCCGGTTGTCACAAG